TCCTTGAGCACAACTCATGGATTCATATTGGACTAGGTGCAAATCCTAGAAGGCAAGTGCTTACGATCAACCAGCACGGTACATTTTCAGGAATACATGTATGAATCCACTATTACTCGGCGGTTTGTTTGATGTAGCGAAGTCGATCATCACAAAGATATGGCCTGACCCTGCACAACAAGCTGAGGCTCAATTCAAGCTGCTTCAACTTCAGGAGTCTGGGGAGCTTGCCCGGCTTGCAGCCGCTACCGATCTCGCAAAGATGCAGATTGCAGTGAACATTGAGGAAGCGAAATCATCCTCTTTCTTTGTTAGTTCATGGAGACCAGCGGCAGGGTGGATTTGTGTGATTGGGCTAGGTTATGCGGCGATCATAGAGCCTATTATGCGATTCGTAGCGACAATGGTGGGGTATCTAGGGGTGTTCCCTTTGATAGATACAGACCTGACACTTCAAATACTGCTTGGTATGCTTGGGCTCGCGAGCGCTCGCAGCTGGGATAAGTCTAAAGGTGTTGCTAGTAAATAGTTGACATACACATAAACAAATGATATATAAGGCACATGTCAGCATTTAAACAAGCAACAAAACCCCAGTTAAGCTGGCTGGTTAGTAACCGAGCAGGTTCACAACCACTTATTGAGCTGTTTGAGAAAGCGCTGGAAGATACAAAGAACGGATTGATGACTGCGACAGACACGGTGACACTTCACCGAATGCAAGGTAGATCGCAGACGTTAAAGGAATTTCTTGAGTTGCTGAGAGATGCAGCCGGGATTGTTGCAAAGATGGAAAAGTAAACGTAATACCCAATGCATACCATGCATGAATCCTCCGCACACCGTCGTCGACGGCGCGGGAAAACAAAGTGGCGCTAAAGGAGATGTAATGTCGTTACCTAAGCAGGTTCAGAAGCAAATTGAGGAAGTCGCGGAAATTGAGAAGCAAATGCGTTTGCCGGTAGCAGACCCGGAACCACCCCAAGTCGACGGGAGTGACCCAGGCGCTAACCCACCCGAGATACCAATACCTGAAACCGTTGTTAAGGTAGAGATAGAACCACCGAAGGTAGTACCCGCAGTTGGTGAAGATTGGGAGCACCGTTTTAAGACCCTTTCTGGGAAATATAACGCCGAAGTCCCTAACCTCCACCAGCAGGTGAAGGCCCTTAATACCCAGATGAAGCAGATGGAACTGGATTTTAAGCAAGCAGAACCAGCGCAGAAGCGACCATCGGTGGTCACCGACGATGAGTACGAGACGTTTGGTGAGGATTTGTTAGGTGTAACACAACGACAAGTTGATGCTGGAGCTGCCCAGTCAGACGAGAGATTCAAAAGACTCGAGGCGGAGAACTCCAGGTTGCGGGAGCAGATGCAGCAGACAGAGGTGAGTGTGGGTACGATGTCTTTTGAGAAGATGTTACACCGCACTGTGCCAGACTTCGAGGCAATTAATGATAACCCCCAGTGGGTTGCATGGTTGGATCAGGTTGACCCTCTGTTGCGAGCCCCCAGACGTGTTGTTGCGCAGCAGGCGTTTGACAGCGGTGATGTAGAAGCTATTAGTGACTACGTGAAGCTGTTTAAACAAACCACTGCTCCAGTTAAGGCCGATACAAGCCGCGCCACGTTGGAAGCTCAGGTCGCGCCTAGTCGTACAGGATCGACAGGTTCAGGAACAACTACTCAAGCGAGGACTTACACTTCGGCACAAGCGGAAGCAGTATTCGCCAAAATGACTAGCTTGAACATGAAAGGCCGGTACGATGAGGCGGCCAAATTAGACGCTGAAATTACCACAGCTTACACAGAAGGTCGTGTTCGTAATTGACACCCGGAAATGTAGCTGGATAATTTCACCAAAACTTTGATTTTAATTTAGGAGAAATATCATGGCTGCAGTATTTCCAGTACAAGGCGATTTCGCCACAAGTCCGTCGTACTCCGGTACGTTTATCCCTGCTCTATGGTCCGGCAAGTTGAACGCTAAGTTCTTCCAAGCCACCATGTTGTCAGACGTGATGAACACCACGTGGGAAGGCGAGATCAAAAACCAAGGCGATACAATCAACATCCGTACCGCTCCCTCCATCACCATTAACGACTACGCTGGCCCAACTTCGACTCTGACAAATGAAGTGCCAGTACCGATCCTGACTACTATGACGATCGACAAAGCGAAGTACTTCGCAGTGCAGACTTCTGACGTGTTGTCACTCCAATCCGACATCGATCTGATGAATATGTTCACCGAAGATGCTGCGAAACAGATGAAAATCTCGATCGAAGACGAAGTGTTCTTCAACGCCTACGTAACTGAAGGCGCTGCCGCTGCTAACAAAGGTGCTACTGCGGGTGTTTCTAGCTTGGGTTACAACTTAGGTACTGACTTGGCTCCTGTTGCCAGCTCTGATGTTCTGAACACCATCCTGCGTATGGCTGCAGTGTTGGACGAGCAGAACGTTCCCGAAGAAGGTCGTTTCCTGATCCTGAGCCCCTACGATCGCAATAAGTTGATGCAGTCAAACTTGGCACAGGCATACTTCACCGGTGATCAATCCAGCACTATCCGCACTGGTAAAGTCGGCATGTTGGACAGGTTCACTGTATACGTGTCTAACTTGCTGCCACGCGGTACAACTGCAAAAGCGTTGGTTTCTGGTTTGACCGCAACCTCTGCCGGCGCTACAGTTACTAGTGCTCTGGCCCGTCGTATGATGATCGCGGGAACGAAAGACTCTTGTGCTTACGCCTCGCAGATCACCAAGGTTGAAGAATTACGCAACCAGAATGATTTTGGCCAAATAATCAGAGGGTTAAACGTTTTTGGGAGAAAAGTTGTAAAGAATACCGCGCTCTGTACTGCGTTGGTAGCTGTGTAACGTAGTAAATCGGGCCCCGAAAGGGGTCCTTTTTGTAAACATGGTTGTGTGCTAAACTCTGTTTATAAAAAGGAGAACCACAATGACCCTAAATGAACTGGTAGAAAGACTGAAAGCGGAGTACGTAGGATCGGGTATTCAGTGCATCGTCGCCGGCCGCCACATCACGATCGCAACCTTAGGTACTGACGGTTTTGCACTGACCCAAGAAGGTATCGACCTCGAGTCACTCCTAAGTAAGATGGACGCCTTGGTTCAAGCTGAAGTACCCACCAAAAACCTCGGTGGTCGCCCGCGCAAAGTCGTTGAGGACTAAAAATGGCCACGGTCGATCTCTCAGTATTCCTTCCCGAACTGGCCACACACGTGGCAGGCTGCCCCAACCCGCTCATTACAAACGCCCTCACAACAGCAGCAACAGAATTCTGCACGCGCACTTTGTGCTGGCAAGAGCGCCTGGCCGCCGTGGACGTCACAAAATCAAGCTTCCCTTACACAATACCTGTTGCGTCACACGCAGCCCACGCCACACTGGTCCGAGTCATGGCTGCTCAAATTGAGAATCTGATATTAAAGCCGACCTCTTACGAGGACCTTGATCACCTGCCTGCCTGGGACACCCAGGAAGGTACACCATACGGCTTTTTGATTACCTCGCAGGGTACGCTACTTGCGTACCCTTTACCATCTGAGGCAACGACGTTACGTTTGACAGTCGCCTTGACCGTGGAGCGGGCCGCCACTGTCCTTGAGGAGTTTCTATATATTCGGTGGCGTGATGTGTTGGTACACGGAGCACTGCGTATACTGCACGCGATGCCTGACAAACCTTGGAGCAAACCTGATCTAGTCGGACTGCATACAAAACCGTTCGAGCAAGGTGTAGCTGCAGCACGTGTAGAAGCGAATCGCAGTCAAATGGTTGCGAATCAAGCGGTCCAGATGCGACCATTCACCTAAAGGAGCAACAAAATGATCACTAAAACACTGTACGCAATCAAAAACTGGAAGGCGCACGCTCGCGCACTGATTCTTGGTAACACGAACGACTCTGCTGATGGTAAGGTTGTGTTCCAGGGCACGCTGACTGGTACGAAGATTCGAGGTGACGGCACGCTTGTTGCCCTTGGTGTTTTGAGCCGCCGCGTGGTGACCACTGCTGGTGTGAACTTCCTAGCTACCGACTTCAATGGTGGCGCATCTGTCGCTGCCTTCGACTGGCACGCATCGGGCACTGGTGTTGTAGCAGAGAATATCACCGACACCGCGATGGGGACTGATTCAGCGGTCGCCCGTGTTTCTGGTACCCCAACGAACCCAACGGCAAACCAATACAGAACCGTGGCGACGATGAGCTACACGTCCAGCCTTGCGATTACTGAGCACGGAGTTTTTTCTGCAGTCACCGACGGCACATTGTGGGATCGTAGTGTATTTGCTGCTATCAACGTGGTTTCTGGAGATTCGATTCAGTATACATATACCCTCACTTGTAGTCCGGGGGGGTAGCCTTTAAGTAAACTGTATGGTTCAACCAGCATACACACAGTAAAAGTATAAATGACAACCCCCTACTTTCCTGAGCGTACAGCCCAAGTCACCACCACAACCGGTACAGGCACTCTTACGCTCGGTGCCGCAATATCGAACCACCGAGCTCTCCTGGCAGCCGCCGACACACGGTTAATCGACTATGTGATTGAGGTTGGCACGGGCGCGGAGTGGGAAGTGGTGCGCGGGGGCGTCTACACCCATACAGGTACAACCTTAACGAGGGGCACGTTCGTCGCGTCCTCAACAGGCTCAGCGCTGAATTTAGCTGCCGGTTCGCATACCGTTCGCGTCGGGCCTATCGGAGCGAGGGGTACGATTTGGGAAGCTGCGAACGGTACGGTCACATCAGTAACCTCCGCCAGTGGTGCGGCTACAGTAGCAACAACGACCACAACCCCAATCATCACCATTGTTTCTGCCCCGAAGCTCACTACGACAAGAGCAATTTACGGAAATAACTTTGATGGTTCTGGGGCACTTACACAAGTAATTACAGGGACGTATGGCGGCACTGGTGTCAACAACAGCACAAGGATAATGACCTACGCGGGTAACGTAACCTTCACAGGTGCATTCAACCCGACCTTTGCTATACCA